GCCCGCTTGCCAAACTTCTCTTCTGGAAATGTAGCGGTTATCTGCCCCCTGCCCGAACCGATCCAAGATGCCTCAAGCGCACTGGTGGGATAGACAAACTCCCTACCCTTCCAGGCAATATGACTCTCGGGTATGATCACTTCGCCGAACTCGGAACGCTCAAGCGCCACTCTGTGTCTCGGCGCTTCGGTTCCTACACCCCACCTTGCCGCAAGATGAGAGGGCCATGAAGAGAACTGCATGGGGTTGACAGGGCCAAGGGCTCTAATGCCCCTGGCCTTTTCCTCGTCTGCCCCTACAGCTTTCAGCGCCTCGCTCTTGGCAGTCTTGAACTGTTCCCGGTAGATGCCATAGCCGGGCGCTGCCTTTTCCTGTAGCTGGCGTGACTTGGCAAGCCAGTTGGCAGCAGTGACTTCCCCTCGCTCATACAGGGAGAGGGCATGAGAACGGCTAACGCCAACGCGTAGTGCCTCGGCGTAAAACTCTTCAAACCAGCGTGGCAGATCGCTCTCAGACACCTTGCTTCTCCCTATATACCATACCGGCCAGGTCTACTAAGTCCCACGTCCAGTCCGGTTGATCGTATAGACCGCCCTCGGACAGCAAATGGCCGGGCCACCGTTGCAGCTCAAACCAGAGGCTTAGATAAGGTGGTGGGACCGGGCGCTTCATTCTATCCACATTGGCTCCCTGCGTTTGCTCCCGGTCCTTTTCCACCTTCATCTTGTAGACCGTGTACTCCTTACAGTACCCGGTAACGTCCTCTATGAGCTGCTGCTTTAGTCTTCCCCCAGGCCGGGGTTTCTCCAGTTAAACGGGGGATGCCACGCCACCAGGGCCTCGATGATCTCCTGGGCAACGTCGTCGGGAAGATTGTGCCAAGCCTCATAGAACGCATCCCGCGTCTTCTCCGTGAGGGGCTTCTTGGCTGCTCGACAGGTCTTACCGGGTACAAACAGTTGGGTGCCTTCTTCATCACAGAGGTTGCTATCCACCAGGCAAAGGCCCACGCGCTCACTGTCAAGCACGTCTTCGGGTACAATGTCCCGCTGGCGCACGGTGCCGCGCACGTCCGTATCCCACTCCAAGACAGACCGGGCACGAATCTGCGCGATTTGCTCACGTTCCCAACGGCGCGGGCGCTGGAACTGTACCCACGTCTCGCCGCTCTCGTCGTAGGCCATCAGGGGGATAGCCTCGCTGATTTCCACTCCGGGCAATCGCTTACTCATCTTATTCTGTTCCTTTCGTCTCTTCATTTGTGCAAAGCGGGGGGCAGCGTTAACTACCCCCACGCTCTACCGCCTTACCGGACCCTGATTGCGAACGCACAGGGCCACTAGACAACTGGGGTTGACCACGTAGGTATTCACATCGTCCCAAATGCGGATCGTCTCAAAGTCTTGAGCGTACCGGGCACCTGGGCCAAGCTCATACCGCTTATCTTCCCCATTTTCCTTGATGACAAAGAACCCCTCACTCATTCCAGCCTCCCTTAAGCCTCGGGCCAGGTATAGGATTCGGTGAGGTTGCGTAGCATACAGGCCCAGTCCATGCCGCCATCGGCCCTCACAACCGTGCCCGTCACCGCCATGCCGATAAGCTCACCACCGGCCAGCCGGATAGGATCACAAGCCCAGTCAACATTGGACGCCCACACCTTCAAGGCAAAGGGAGTACTGGTGCCGGTCATGTTGCCCGCCGATTCCACGTACACATCAAACGATGTGCTGTAGACCACAGGCGTCCACGCTTCCCCGTTCCAGTAGAAGTTAGAGTACAGGTCTTTGTCCTCATAGAGATGCTGGAAGGAGAGGGTGATGTTCCTGCCCAAGACCGGGAAGTCGTAGGGGTAGTAATCGCCCAAGGTCAAGACGCGGCGCATATCGGGAACGATGTTGGCAAGCTCGATACTCACCGCCGTTGCAGTAGAGATATCGGTGCCATCGGGAAACTCGATGCCACCCTTGCAGCTAATCGGGACCGTCGTTTCATCCTTGGGTGTGTGCGTCCACGAAGAGCCATCGGGGGAGCTGATAGTGCGGCCCACCACGTCATAGCGCATCGTGGCATACTCGCCCGGTGTCAGTGTCAGCAACATGCGCGTAGGCACCAGGTCTTCCATCTGCTCATAGAGCGTAGTTGCACCGGGGATGGACCGCCGAGCCGTAAGATACTTGCCCGGAGCGGTGTTGTCAGCAGCAGCCGGGAACCAGTGCTCGTAATAGTTCACCGAGTCGGTTAGGGTATTCGATGAACACGTACCGGCAAACGCATAGAGCAACCATCCCAAGTAGTCATCCAAGGGCGGCGGCATGACCACACCCCCACCCGAGAAAGCAGCAGTCTTGATGCTGCCGCCGGGCAGGAAGGTGCCGCCGACCTGGGGGCCGACATTGCGGAACATCTGGCCGGGTGCCACATCGACAAGGTTGGCGAGAAAACCGTAATAGGTTTCTGCCGCCATGCCCTTGGCTTCCTGCGGACCAAGCCAGAATTTACCAAGAGAGCCAGATTGCAGGCTCATAGTCTCTTTCTCCTATTGTATACAGTCTGGTAGCAGTCCCACCACCGCTTCCAGTTGCGCTCGATGGACAGGTTTTGCTCTGCCCACCGATGCCCTGCCCGCTGGTAGCGTTCCCGCTTCTCTTTGTCACGAATCAGGGTAGTAATGGCGTTGTACCAGGCGTCGGGCTCGTGGTCTACCACAATCCCGCGCTTGTTACCCCATCCCACTACCCTACCATAGTAGTTGATATGCGACGCGATGACAGCCGCCCCGCCTTGATTTCCGTCGGAAATGGCGCGGCCCGCCGACATTCCCTCCAAAGATTTTATTGGAGATTTGCACAAGTTGAACTTGTCCGTTGGGTCTACCGGGCAGAGGGTGATATCCGATTGTCTGATAACGCCCGGATACTCGGTATAGTCCCGAAAGCCCTTGTCTGCATACACCCTGTTTGGATACTTCTCGGCCAATTCCTCGAAGTAGTCAGGCACAAAGCCCTGTAGCAGTAGGCACACGTTAGGGTACTCAGCCAACACGCGAGGTATCACGTCTTTGAGTACAATCCAGTCGTCATAGTGCGTGATGCTTCCCGTAAGGCCAAGTACCAGGCTGTCGGGCTCCCACCTGTCCCACCTGTCCCATCCCTGCCAGTGTGACCACTTCACACAGTTGGGCAAGATGTAGACAGGCACGGCGGGCGCATAACGCTTTACCACGTCGCGCATGTGCTCAGTGGTAACGGTGATTGCGTCGAACTCCCGCAGCAGCTTGCGGGCAAGGTCTACGTGCTCCATGTAGCCCAAGTCCCTAGAGCCCCAATGGTCGTCGTCGTACTCGCCAATTACCACGAGCTTCTTCTTCACCAGGCGCACCAGGTCAAGCAAGTGAGCCTGCCCTTCCAGCGTGAAGCCCCACTTCTGCTCCATGCCGTTCTTGATGTTGTCTGGTATGTCGTCAAGCCCTATCGTGCCGCCAGTGCCATAAGGGAGGGGGCGGTGCCGGGGTAGCACCCACATATCATAGTCCGTGGGTGTTACCCTGCGAGTGCCACCTGCTGCCCACTTCTGGACTTTGCCGATTGGTGCCCAGTCGAGCACGGAACCAGGAACCCTCTCCCGTATCTCTCGGAAGGGGATAGCAACCCTGTATTCCTCGCACCCACCCATTATCCCGTCATCCCTCAAGTGGATGGCTAGGACGGATGGGTGCTTACCAAGCCGCAATTGTCCAGCTTTGCGTTGTGACGTAGTAAACCCGTATGTACTTGCGTACAATTAAGGCTTCTCCCTCTTCTTGATTGGTCCAGCAGTCTCCAAGGTACGGCCCCATCATCACCGATTCGCCAAAGCTATCAGTGATGAGGTTGCCAGTCCCTATCTTTGGCCCGGCGTCCAGCAGGGTCTTGATGATGCGATTTTCGATGACGGCGGCAAGGTGCCCCGCATCCCTACGCTCAAGCGGTGTGTCTGTCAGGATCTCGTCGCCCCACACTTCTAAAGCAATCGTGAAACAACGCGCCATCCTGCTACCACCGCCCACCATCTGAAAGTGGGTGGAGTGCCGTAGTTGCGTCTGCTCACTCTCGCCCCTGGCCGTGGTCTGTCCTATCAGTGTTCCGCTTGGCTGTAACTCTCGATATCGAAGCGGGTAGTGAGGCCATTGCCGGGGGTCTTCCGGGTCATTCTCGTGGATTAGCACCACGATACCGGAAGGGTCGTCCTGCAATGGCCCCACCTTGATTTCAGTGAGCCTTGATGCGTCGTTCTTGTCTATCTCTGTTTGCAGCTTGAGCGTGAATAGGTCTACCATCGCATCCATGATGATATCTACCACGCCCTGCTCAACAGGAAGAGTACTCATACCCGCTCCAAGCCAACGAACTCATACGTCACTGGTTCGGTGTGCCGCTCTATTAGGGCCTGGTATGCCTCAAGGTAGCGTAGGCCCTCTTCTGCGAGAGGGTTCTGCACATTCAGGTCTTGCTTCCGTGCCCACTGCTCTAGCCTTGCTCGGCTGGCAGCGTAGGGCAGGAAGGCGAGATAGGCGGCATAGTAGATGACGGCAAGCTCTCCCCACCTGTGCGTCCGAAGGTTGAGAGTATCGCTGTCAGCAGATAGCGGCGTGTGCGTTGCGCCATAGTAGAGCGTGAAGCTGGTGCCTCGCGGGATTCTCGGAAGATAGAACTGCATTTCCGTCGGAAATCCCACAACGTACCGCCGTGGCTCGTCACTTGGCACAAACGCACCGGGCCGTATCTGCATTGGCGCTAGATACTCTGGCGTAGAACTGGACTCGAAGTACCCGTAGACGCTGCGTACATCTGTAGCGTTGTCGGGTAAGTCGTACTCGTGCCCGGCCACGTTGTAGCTGTTGCTGCTGGCAATGGGTACGTCTGTGGTCCATTGCGTGATAGCAAGGTTGATGAACGTGTCCAGGTCCGTCGCTGTCCACTTCTTTGCAGCCGTATCCTTAAGGAACGTCTGCAATGTGCTACGCAGAGTGGAGAGAGCTACCGTCGCCATTATTCGTTACCAAGCCTCTTGAACCCGGCGCGGCTCACGTAGCCAGCGGAGAAGATGACCACAGCGGTTTCAGGCCGGAACAGGCCGTAGTTGTGAACGCTGTCCCAAGAAATTCTCCACATTGCTTCCCTGTCGTCAATCGCCGGGGGGAACATGAGCTGGGGCGGCTGTGCGAACCCGCCAACCACTGCACCGGGCGCGGCCATGACAACAGCAGCATGAATGTGCAGGCCCTTGGTGATGTAGGCGTAGGTCGCTCCGTCGCCATCATCAAGGTCGGTCGTGTAGTCCATCTGGATAGGCTGGTCAACGGTGATGCGCCCGGTGTCGTAGTTGATGGACACAACGCGCCGGTCGGTCTTGGTACCATCGGTGGGCAGGGGAGCGTAGAGCACATCATAGGGGCTCACCGATGCGTCAGACCGGAGGGTGTGAATCGAGATCACGTCACCGATGTCGATGTCAGTGATAGCGCCCGCCGTAGCATCCCCGCACTGGATATAGCGCGTGGGGCCGGACTTCTGGCCCACCTTGTAGGCACCAAGAACCTTGGTGCTGGACGGGTCCGGCGCACCGTCGCCCGCATTGATAGCCGAAGACACCTTGAGCTGCGCCTTGATAGCGCCACAGTTCCAGAGCGTGTTGATCGGGTGCTGCACGTAGCGCAGGCCCTTGAACATGCCCATCTCGTAGCGAAGCAAGGAACGCGCCCCAACCTCACTGTACTTGGCCGTGTCCACGTACCCCGCATCCTGCTGCGCGGTGTAGATTTGGCCGGGCGACGCATACGCCACCGAGTTGACGCCATTCGGGCTGTTCGGGTCCAAAACCTCGTTATAGGCAAACTCCAAGGAAATGTCCATAGCAAGGTCAGGGTCGAACACGTCACTGGAACTGATGGAGTTGAACCCGGTCCCGCCGCCACAGATGTAGGCCACGGGCAGACCAAGGAAAGCGTTACGAATCTGCTTTTCCAAGTGGTCTACAATGGCATCGCTCATCATGGCCCGGCACATAGGGGCAAGGGCACCGGCCTGCTGCCCATTGCTCTTGAAAAAAGTCACGAGGGGGTCATACTTATGTAAACTCACCTTGCCACCGTAGCTGTCCAGAGTCATTTCGATCTGAAAGCCGTCGGGATACATGGTTGGCAACCACAGGGATCTGGTAGCGATAGGCGTGATATCGGGCTCAAGGCCCCACATCCCCGTCCAGATCATCTTCTTGGTCCTTACGGCGGTAAAGTCCACACGCACAGGGACCATTTGACTATAGTTGCTAGTCTGCCGAAAGGCTTGCTGCAACTCGGGAACATAC